TATTATTGTAATCACGATGCCTTGTCCTATTATACACAATTAACGAAAAAAAAGCCGCCTCTTCCGAAGCGGCTTCCCCAAATAATCTATCGCGGTTGTTCTTAGAACGAGCCAGCGATAACTCTTCGGTTATCAAGAACACCGAATCCGATCTCAGCCCAGCCATAATAGCCTTGACGCTGATGACGGTGAAGTGCAGGATCTTCAAAGATCTCAACTTCCTTCTTGACAGGCATAACGAACGAGTCGTTAGCACTTTGATCAAGACCAATAACCAACTCAACGTCGGATGCTTCAATCGAGCCACCGAGGTCGTTGATGAAGTATTCTTGATACTCTTGTCCGTCACCGAACTCAAACAAGTCGTGCAAGTTGACACCGAATACACGGGTCATAGCAGGACCATCGTCGTTAGCAACGTAGATTTCTCGACGAGAAACTTCGTCAAGCTGATCGACACCCCAGTTACGGATGTCTTCGATAGCTTCTGGTGACATGTAAAGGTCAGTCAATCGACCGGGAGCGGTAACGCTGTTACCACCACCGTTTCGACGCATGACGGTCTTCATCAAGCTAACAAGTCGCTTGGTGAACTGACCAGCACCAGCATCGCCATCGTAAACCAAAATGTTACGATCAACAGCAGCAGCAAGCAAAGTGTGCCATCCGTCATCGTTAATTTTCTTAACAAAGGACGACTCAAGAACTTGCATAGCACGACCAACAACATTCCAGTTAGCCTCACGAGCGTACTTGAGCAAGAAGTCGATGCTCGAAGTAATGCCGTAAGTGTTGATCATGACGTAATCACCTTCGACATGTCGCTCAGGAATACGTCCGTTGCCCGGATTAGTGAAAGCAACGTGATCAATTTCAGTTCCCGGTGCCAAGAGGTCCAATGGGAACTCGGGAGTTGCTCCGGGAGCCAAAGGCATAGCCTCATAGATTCCGCGAACAACATCGCCAAACATAACGCCCTCACGAAGAGGAAGTTCTAATGCCTTTGCAAGCTCTCGTTGTGCTTGTGTGGCAACTGATTTATCAGAATCGCCAGAACGTTTAAGCAGTTCTACGAATTCTGGAGTAGGTCTTTCAATGGACATATTATTCTTCTCCTTTTAGATTTTTAAAATTAGTTGTTTGGCAGGTCAATGTAAACTTTAGCGTAACCGTACTGGTCAACATCGCTCAAGAAACGACCAACGGCAGGCTGATCTTGACCACCATCAGTGCCAGCAGCAGCAGTTGGCGTAGCCAAGTTTCCGCTGTGACCGAGGTAAGCCAAGTCACCACCATTTGGCTCTCCTTCGAGAGCGTTGGTAACAACCCAACCTTTATTGAGAAGAGTAACTTTTCCACCCTTCTGAACTTCGTCTTTGTGCTGGTTCAAGTGCTGACGAGTCAAGTCGATGTTTACCATGTCGTTGACGAGCAACCCAAGAGGAACCGCACCAGATGGATCAGCAGCGTATGTAACCAATGCTGCACCATTGTCCAAAGATGCACCACTACCAGCGGTGCTGAGAGCGGCAACGCCCCCTCGTTCTGCAACTTCATTCATGAAGAACGAAATGTCAGTTTGCAGAGTAGATCTGTCTTGTTTAAGAGCCATTATAGATTCTCCTTTTTAGAAAATAAAAATTACTTTTTGGACGATTTGAGGTATGAACCGATGAAATCACTTGCAACGGCTCTAAGATTTTCAGCAGGATCTTCCTCGCCCATCGCTTCCGCGATAGCAACTTCAGAAGGCTCTTCTACTGTTTCCAGAATTTCTTCGCTCGCTTCTGCCGAATCAACTTCTTCGGAAGCCTTTTCTTTATCCATCGCTTTCTTCTTGTCCATCGCTTCTTCTTCTTTCATCGCTTCGTCTTTTTTCATGGCCTTTTTCTTGCCGTACATAGCGACAACTTTGGCAAACATGTCATCATCGAGAGCGTCGAATTCTTCAACAGCAGCGACAGCTTCTTCTGCATCCATGCCAGCTTCTTCAAGCTGTGCTTTACGCTTCATCATAGCTTCCTTTTTCTTCATTTCTCGAAGCTCTTTCATTTTCTCTTCCATATCATCGTGCTTGGAAGCGAGAGCTTCTTCGGCAGCAACCTTAGCAGCTTCAGCAGCTTCGGTAGCAGCAGTTTGCTCGGCCAACTTTTCAGCTTGCTCTGCAATAGTTGCTTCTAGTGACTGAATCTTTGTTTCAAATTCAGCTTGCTGTTCAGCAACAACTTTTTCTTTAAGTGCTTCATTGGCAGCTTTCGCTTCTGCCAACTCTGCCCGCAGATCCTCGACCTGCTTATCTACATCTGACATATCATTCTCCTTTAGTGAAGATAAAGTTAAAACCTTAGATTGAGATTCATCAAAAAAATCATTTCCTTCCAGAATAATACTTCGTGGGTTAGCAGGTTTGGAAACTAAGCCTTTACCAGAGAACGATAAGTTTCGTAACAGTCTTCCCACTTGGTAGTCTTCATACTTTCCGTCACCTCCGTATGATCTTAAATACTTTGTTAAAAATGCGGATGCTTGGTCGCGTTGTACGACCTTCGTTTCCCCTTTGCTGTTTTTTAATGCGTAATCAAAGTTAGGAAACAAACACTCCATAGAAACAAACCATTTATTCTCCTCAATCTCGGCAACGATTTTCTTCATTCTTTCACGTTGCTCAGGATCAGACCACTCAGTATAGATTACGGCAGAAGTGAGAATATTGAACTGACTTGGAACGTCATCATCTTGATCGCTTAATGGATTCCCATCAAAATCAACAATTTGGTTTGCAGTAATATGGCCAATTATGTCCTTCTCGTCATGCATAAAATTAAATGGCTTATCTTCGGGAGTATTCCTAGCGTCCCAAAGTTCTTTTGGATCAAAGACATCATCGTTCTTGTTCCAGCCAGTGCTAACCAAAATCGACTTCAAGTAAAACAAGTCAATTTGATTTTTATTTTCTGCAACAGCGAGTTCACCACTGTCTAAGTTTTGTGCTAATATCTTTTGAATTTTCTCTACGGACTCACTTTTGGGAGCTTCATCCGTCTCGGCAATAGCAAGACAAGCCACAGAATTATTCTGCAACTTTTCTTCTAGACCGTCTTTGATTTCAAAATCGTATATATTATTTAATGGCATATTTGACCTCCGTGAGAAGTAATACACAAAAAAGTAAAACCGAGGTTTAATTTAGTTATTTTGTCGATTCGCAGAAAATTTCCGCGAACGACGAAGCATAAATATGCCGCATTTCAGATGCGTTTATCTTCTTCTGCCTGATGGTTTCAAACGAGGTTTTTTTGTCGTCCACGATTTTCAAAAAGGCTTTGCTTGGGTTTGTTTTTTGATTTAAAACCTCTTGAATAATTTCTGGAGTTACCTCAATCATTGGCTCCATTCCAGTAAAGATGCAGAGCTTTAGATACTCCAATTCGTCAACTTGTGACTTGCTCAAAGCTGTAGCATTTTTTCTACCGAAGTGCTCGCAGATAGCAGGAGTGATAAAACTGGAAATCTTTTCCTGAGCTTCGATTCCCCAGAGAATTGCAGCAGTGGGCTCGGTGCTTCTAGGGATAACACGCCTTTGTTGTCTAGGCTCAGTGTCTCTTGAGAACTCTGGTCTTCCGGGCTCTCTGACCACATCTGGCGTTTCCTTTTCAGGAATAGCGGTCTTTGGCTCAGAAACTTCTTCGACTTCAACCGGAGGAAGTCCAAGCTGTTCTAGATACTCTTCTTTATTGAGAGCATCCTTGTTAAGTGCCAATTTTGCAATATCTTCCTTGTGTTGAGGATTATGGTAAGGACCAGCCTTGTTTGGAGATTCTTCATTAAGTCTTTCACGTTGCTCTCTTTTGACTCTGACCTTTTCAATACCGGGAAGCTCTCTAAATCTTTCTAACAAAGTCTCATCTGAGAGAATTCCTCTATCTGTTAAATCCATTAGTAACTTTCTTTGTGCAGACTCGTCGGACAATACAATGGAGTCGAAATGAATTTGAGCAGGAAGCCTAAAGCCCATAGCCCTTCTTACATATTCAATTTCCTGTTTCCAGAATCTAGCCAAGACATCACGACCATATTCCAGTCTTTCTACCAAGGTCTTTAGCGAAACATAGTTATTGGTGTAGCCGCCATTGTTACCGGAAGCACCTGTAAGAGTTGGAGGAATTCCAAGACCTGCATAAATACTGGTAAGAACTGGCTGATACTTTTCAGATCCTAAGAATTTATATGCCTGAGAATTACTCTCGGTAAACTTGAGTTCTGGACCCCAAACCAAATCCATTGTACCACCGCCAACATTACTGGCAAGAATATTTCTAATCTTTTCCAGTCCAGCTTTAGTGGGGACGATCTTCTGATCGAAGTCACCAACCGTCCACAATCTGACTTGACTAATAGTTCCATCAAGTGCGGCTAAGTCAGCAAGTTTCATTTTTTCCAACATGCGAACATCATCAAGAATCGCATAAATCATTGGATTAGCCCAGAGCAACCAATCATCTTTCTTGTAATGATAGAAGAATGTATTGTCACCGAGTGGAATTTTAGTTTCGCCCTTAATAATTCTTTCTTGCAAATCTTTAGGGAGTGTTTTGAATACACCCTTATTATTTTGAGAACTATTAATTAAGGCTTGATGAGTGTATCTAGAAATATTTAAAGAGTATTGAGGCTTTCCAACGGCATACATACCATGATCCTGTACGTCAATAGCAACAGGATTTAAAAAATCATACATCCAAGGAATCTCACGTTCTGGAACAGTAATATCCTCAAGATCAATATCTGCTCCAGCGGCACGCCTGAGTTCTGCTTCCTTTTGTCTATCTAGTTTTGCAGTTCTTCTTTGAACCGCAACATTTCCACATCTATAAAGATAATTCAAAAATCTTTCAGAACGATCAGTACCGTTTACTTGGTTAAACCATTTACGGTAAAATTTTTCAATAGTTTTATTTGGATGAACCAAGGTGATGCCTTGACTGGCAAAGTCACTCATGAGGTCAATAACATTTCTAATGATACCAACTCTATCGTAAGCCGCCATGCAAGCAACCATGATTCTTCTTTGACGAATAGGAATTGCTTCGCCGGGGCGAAACGCATCATAGTCAGATCTTGTAAAGCTAGGGCGAACGCTCTTATTTGG